CTCTTCCCCTCCCCTCCACGGAAACCACGGTCGTGCACGTACGTGGTTTCCCGTGGTTGTGCGTGTTCTCGGCAGATTGGGCACTTTGTAGCCCATCTGCCGTCGTCTTTCTGCTGCCACTTCCCGAAGTTCGGTTCTCTCAGATAGGTGCGCCCTCCGGGCAGTTCCTCTCTGACGACAACGCCCTCCTTGAACAACTCTCCGAGCAATTCATCGACGTTCACGTTGTCTCGGGGGAGCACCTTCATAACCAAACCCTCCGGGTCATCGGTCAGGTGCCCCTGGTCACAGTGGGCGTAGTTCCATGAACCGATGAACAGGAGACGGGCAAGCGGTGAGAGCCTGACCATCTTCGAATCGGTCCAGAAGTCGGGATGAATGATTCGCCCTCTGGGCATGCGGCCTCCGGCCTTCAGCGTTTGTTGCTTGTCGTTCGGCTAGTAGCCGCGTAGGTTCTCTGGTCCGCCTTGGAGTAGGCAGGCGAAGTCGGCGAGTGACATGAGGACCATCTGTTCGCCTGGGACTCGTGTGCCGCGTTTCTTGATGACGACGGCACTGATCGCGGCGTCGTCGTTTGCGGTCTCTACAGCGGCTTCTCGCAGCCATTCGGTGGCGTGTATCTGCCCGCCGTAGTCCTTTACCTCGAGGACCACACGACCACCACGGATTGTTTTCACTCCGGTGATGTCGCCCCGGTCGAGTCGCCCGTTCTTGGTGCGCCGTTCGATCCGGTCGTCATCAAGCATGTCGGCGAGACCAGAAGCTACAAGCGTTTCGAACGATGAACCGGCCGCTTTCGCGGTCGCTCGGCTGCGGGTCACTGAGGCTGCTTCAGCGCAGTGTGACGTTCGAGGATCCGTTCGATAACCGAGGCTGGCGCTTGACCTGCTCGAGCAGCCTTGCCGAGCGCGGTCACCGCATCGATGTCGTCGCCAGCCAGATTGAGTTCAGCGAGCCAGTCACGGCCAGGTACCTGACGTTCGATCGGCTGGACTGTGAAGACGGCACTCTTTCCGCGCTTCACCAGAAGCGGGACTTTCAGAGGCTTGTCAATGCCGCTCATGTGACTGATGCGGGTGCCTCCCACGGCCTCTCCGCCGAATTGCACTGAGTTATCGCAGTACAGCGTGATCGTCTGGCCCGCATATTTCGCGGCGTCTGATCCCCAGGCTGCGACGATCACCCTTCGCATGGATAGCCCTGGCCTCCACACTCGAGGAAACCCGGCCAGGTGGAAATTGAACGGCTGGTCTGCGTTGTTCGCGGTCACCCGTTCGATCGTGAAAGTGCGAGGGCCAGTGATGAGGTCGATCGCATCCAATTGGTCCGATTTGGGGGCGATGCTTTCGGTGAGGTCCATCTCAGAGTCTCATTTCTTCGTACTGTTCGATCCGCTCGGTGGCGGGTCGGTCAATGGTTGCGAGCTCGTAGGCAGCGGTCATCTTCGCGGCGGTGTCTTCGAAGGCACGCACGGCGTCGAGGATCGCGGTTGCCCATTTCGGGTCAGGCAGAACTCGCTTCGTATAGAGAGGCATGCCACCGCAGTAGGACACGTAATCGATCCATGACCGCCCAGAGACCAGCAGTCCGCCTTGTAGTTGGGCCATGTTGGACATCGGTACCTCGTCGTGGAGGATCACCGACAGTTGGGCCTTCTGCTTGCGGGACTTGATCTCGATCGCGCCGTCTTCGCCCACGAGTCCGTCAGGTGAGAACCCGATCTTGAATCCCCAGTCATCGCGGACCATGAACCCAACTTCGGTCACGTCGGCGTAGTGCTCGGAGTACACCTCGCGGGCGTATGGCTCATCGAAGTGACCGCGTGCCATGTCAGCCGAGAGGAAGGTGTCCTCGGTGTGTCCGGTGATCCGTTCGGCGACCAGGTGGAGGGTGGTCGACCGTGAGTAGTCGTTGCTCGAGGGTTTGACGGTTCCTGGTGTGATGAGCTGCCCGAGGACGGATGCGGTCACGATGCCTCGGCGGGCATCGTGCCATTCCGGGGTGCCCTGTTCGAGCTCGTTGTAGACGGTGAGGGTCACTGGTCGAGCACCTTCTCCATGTACTCCGGGTCTTTGTAGTAGCCGGGTGGATATGCGTCAGTTCTGTCCATCAGTAGGACCCCTTCAAGAGATCCCATTCCCAGCGGGCTAGGATCGCGAAGCCGAAGCCGATGTGGCGTTCTGCTTTCGCGTTCCCGACTACCCAGCGGAATGGGCGTTTTCCGATTCGGAAACCCCAAGTGAGGATCAAGCCGTCGTTCATGGGGTCTCCAAATAGAGGGTGTCGAGTTGCCCGAACGTTGGTTCAACAGGGGTGGTAGGCAGAGCAGACCAGTTGTAGACGATCCCGCAGACGGTCAGACCGGCGAGGATGAGGATGGCCAACCACATGGCCTGATGGCGGAGTCTCACCGGGTACCACCAGGGAGAGGGAATATCTCAAGCGACTCGGCAGGCGCTACACACCCGCACGTATCGCAACTGACCTTCGACCGGTCAAAGGAACGGTTGTACTGCACACACGAATCGCACCTGTACCCAGTGAGGCAAGCGCACGGGCCGATCTGCCAGTACTCCGCAACCGGACTATCGGTGACTTCGTGGCGGGGTGACTCGCACGTCACGTCGAAGTCGAGCTCCGGTGCGATCACGACCGTCAGTTCAGGCATCCCGAGGATGCTGCGGATCTCATCTATCTGGCTCATCGGAAGTCCTCAATCAATCCGTAGTGGTCGAGACCACAAGAGGGGCATTCCCACCAGGTCTCGCGGGTCTCTCGGTCACCGACGACGTTCACGGTTCCGTGGAACTCGCAGCCGTACGTGTAGGTGTGACCGTTGAACGACACCTGATCGGCACACTCAACATGCAGGTCTTTCGACACGGCAGCTTCACCGGAAGTCATCGTGACGCTCATGCGATCACCTGCAATCCGGCTTCGGTGATCATCCACTGACGCTCTCCGTCCTTCACCCCGACCGGCTCAACCAACCCCATGTCGTGCAGGGTAGAGAGACGCTTACGTGGGGTGTCGTACTTCGCGGCGGGCCATTCGCGGCGCTCGTACCGGAGCTGGTACAACCGGTTCAGTTCTGATCCGATGGTTAGCGGTTCCTCACGCACCAGAACGAGGACAGCCCTACGGAATGCGTTGAGCTTCGCGACGGTGCGGGCTGCAGCTTTCTTGGACGTCTCAGGGTCGGACGTTCTGACGAGAGTGTTGCTGTTCATTTGGTGCCTCCCTGCTAGATGGAATGTGGGTGCCCGGTGGCGATGCCTTAGCGCGGCCGGACCTAACCAACCCCTTGGAACCACCGGGACTTCTGCGAGACTCCGGGCATATCTGCACACCGTCCAAGACGGTCACTCGCCCCGCATTGCTGACCTCGCAGGACTCGAACCTGCGACATCCCGCTTAACAGGCGGGCGCTCTGCCAACTGAGCTAGAGGTCAATGCGGTCTCTCGTTCCTTCAGTGATGGGGCACGACAACTACCCGCTTACGCACTCCCTCAGAACGAGAGACCAAGAGAGCAGGGAATACAGCCACGCCCACAACGACGCCTGGGACTCAACCTGCTCGCGATATTTATCTGCTCCCCTCCGCGTGGTCTCTGTGACAGCGGAACCGTGGAAAGCGTTATGAAGTTTGGGGTCAGCGGATCAGTGCTGGACGGAAATCCCGAACTGGCGTCCGCTTAGACGCATCCTTCGGCGGGGCACCACCAGGGCACCAGCGACGGGGGCGGGTCGAGTAATCGAAGTGAGCGACCACAGCGAACTCGTCAGACTTGTGCGCCCGATACGAGTTGGTGCATTCCGGGCACTCACGCTTGCCGTCAGGACGGACGGGCTTCCACTCTCGAGACACGACATTCCTTTCGGCTGTTAGAGACGGGGTGCCGGAATCAGGGGTCGGGCCTGAAACCGGCTGAGGGTGGGGAGGGCTTCGGGCGAACTCCCCACCCAGATCAGGGGGACGCCGCTACGGTGTCCGTATGGCGAAATGGGATCTCATCTACAACGGGGCGACGCTCATCCGAGGTGTGGACGACACAGAC